CGAAGACATTTCCATTACGGAATATGTCAATCACCTCATTAAGGTTGCTAAACGTCACGACCATGAGCAATCTATTTTAGTTGACTCGTTCACCGATCCATCGAACATTGTTGACATTTGCCCCACTTGTGAGCAGTGTGTACAGACGTGCACCTGTGAACATGATAGTGAGGAAGAAGAGGAATACGTTCCTCATTTCGGCGAAAGACTCGCTGGCCACATCTCTCGTAAAGCTCGGAAATTCAACCACAAGTTGAGGATCCATCAGAGCAGAGCGGAGACCGCCGTAGAGGACATCGCCATTAAGGCATTATTACTAGGGCTTAAGGCCTTTGAAGAGTCACCAATGTCTTCTTGGACATCATGGATTCCCCAGGAGTGGATGGACAATGATTTTATCAAATCCACCATTCTGTCATTCGGGGAAGATGTGATTGGACAGGAGGTCAAGACTTATTGCCGTCGTATGTTCATAACTCATTTCATTTTATGTTTATTCATGTGGTCTATCTTCGGATTTAAGACCGCCCTTTTTGCCGCTATTGTCGGCTTTGTATATTATATGATCACTATTGCTGGAGTCATTGAGACCAAGAAGGAAGCTTATATGGCGAGGCTTGTAGCTTCGCGAGAAACGCTTCCAGAATTATTCAAGACTTTGAGAGACCAGCATGTGAAATACGCTTGCGGATTATTCGCATCACTTGGTTTGCTATATGGAGCAGCCCAAACAATTAAAGCACTCAAGGCTAACATTTCCTTTCAAGGGAAGTTGGCACCAAAATCCATTGCCGATATTCGCGCACGCGACATGGAAGCAGATGTATGGAAGGTCGTTGAGCGGAAGAAGATGGACCATAATGGCAGTTTTGTGGATCAAGATAAAGCTTCTAATGCTCTCCGTAGTGCTATGGGTATTGTGGAGATTGGAGATTTTTTCAGCGGAACTTTCTGTTTGAGCACGAAAGTCTTCATGGTGCCCTCTCACGTACTGCCAGCTGTACCAACTGTCGCAACATTTAAGACCACGGCAGGCAATTTCTCAACAACAATTGTCAAGGAAAGGTGCTATATTGTGCCTAATACTGACGCTGCTCTCGTGTATGTTCCCAATGCGCAACCCGCTAAGGACATGTTGAAGCACTTTGAGGACGACTACGTACGTCATCCAGTCAACGCTACTATGCATGGTGTGACGCCTGATCTCAAACAATTTCAGGATAATACCTTGTGGCAATTTGCTACTGATGTCTACAATGGTTGGTCCGTGTTTCCCGGAGCATTCTACACATTGAACTCTATGCACACTTTTGAGGGCATGTGTATGTCACCCATCGTTTCCGATTCTCGTGAGAAGAAAATCCTGGGCTTCCATATTGGAGGTGTTACTGATACCAGGAAAGGGTGTGGTTTTGCAGTTACGGCACCGCAATTGCGTGCCGGCAGGGCCAAATTAATAGCTTTAAGTCCTACCTTTATGGAGGCGCCGCAAGCTGCTGAACTTTCAGATACAATGATGGGAAAGGAATATGCCGTCAGTGGTGACATTCACCGCAAGTGTCCGACAAATTACATCACTGAAGACCCAGCAGTTATTGCTTATGGAACAGTCACG